CTTCACGGATGGTTTGAAAGACAAGGTGGTAAAGGAAAATCAAGTGGATGGGTGGATTGTAATACATGTAGAAAAGACCCAAAGACAGGAAAAAAGAAATGTAAGTCATGCGGACGAGAAAAAGGAGAAAAAAGAAGCAAATATCCTGCGTGTAGACCCACCCCATCTGCATGTTCAACAAGAGGCAAAGGAAAGAAGTGGGGTAAAAAAAGTAAGTAAAAACTTTTTTTTAAAAAATAAACCCACTACTTTTGTAAAAAACTTTTGGAAATGAGCCCAGTTAACCACAGAACGTATCAATTAGTCAAAGGAGAAGAGATTATTATGGAAACTCAAGCGGCAACTCTTGATAGAGCCATAGATTACTTTTTTGACCAACATCCCGAAGCATATACTGATAATTCATATCAGTTTAGATATGCTAAGATGAAACACGAGTATTAATATTCTTCTATAAGGATTTTAAGACCACCAGACCCTTTAATAACTCTGTGGAAGGTCTCCTTAGGTATTTCTAATTTAACTCCTTTTTTGAGGGGTATAGGGAGTTCATTATCCATTTGAAAATACCAGTCGGTATCTTCAAGAACTTCTACTATACGATTTTCTTTATCCATATGCCAAACGAGTTCTTTCTCAGATACGTCTGAAGAAAAAACTCGTTTGAATTTATTGTCTGATATATTTTCCTGAGTATAAATCATTACCAAAATCTACCCGATACATTTTTACCAAAATCTTTATGTGCCCTACAAGCCCAATAACCCGCTTTTGTTTTATCTTTCTTTTTTTCACACTGATGTCTGGCTGCGAAAGATTTTCTTGCTTCAGGGTCATTCCATTTGGCTGTCATTACAGGTGAACCATAACTTACTTTTTTAACTTTACCTGTCTTAGGGTTACGTACATAAACATACCATTTTTTAGAACCTCCTGCTTTGGGTTTATTAAGTTCTACCTTTTTTCCTTGATATTCTGCTTCGTTTATTGAACCGTATTCAAAAGGCATATCCAAAGGTATTTCTTTACCTGATTTTGTTTTAACAATAGTACCTAAATCCGACTCTAAAAGTTCTTTATCAAAATCGTCAAATTCAAACCCTTGATTGTGAAAATGTCTAGCCTCGTTTATAACCTCAAAATATTTGTCACTACCATATCTGAAAACATTTTCAGTTAGTGATATTTTATTATCTAAATGATACTTTAGTTCTTTAGACATTTGTTCTTTCAATACTATTTTTTTAATTGTTTTTTCAATAATAGTATTTTTATTATTTTTTTTATTTAACCATTTTTTCAGGTCTTCCGATAAAAGATACTTTTCCATATTGACTTTATTAATATTCTTTTATAAATATTACTTAAAATGAAATAATTATGGAAGAATCGAATCAAAACGTAAACACGCTATTTAACACAATTAATTATAAAGAACCTCACGAGTTAAATAAATTTATAGATGAAATGAATGTTGACCAAGCACTTTTTTGTTTGGTTCATGCAACTAGACACGCACACAATAAAGGTTTATACGATATAGAAGAGTCTGAAGTAGTGTCTAAAGCAATTAGAGTATTGACCACACCAAGACCACTACCAAAAGAAGAAAGTAGTGATGAACAAGGGTAATATTACAAGTAGAATAAGCGTTCTACAGTATCAAATCACAAGAGCAGTTTTAAAAGGACACAAGTCAAATGATTGTGATGATTTTAAAGAACACAGAAAAGAATTAATGGAATTAAGATGTAAATTATTTGGCATTGATTCCAAAATATGTAAATCTGAAAAAAGTAACTACAGAAGTTGTTAAAAATAAAAAGGGAGACCGAAGTCTCCCTTTCTTGTTATATTAAGATATATATTATCTTAACTCTTTTAGGTCGAATGTTCTAACACCATCAACCATGATTCTACCGTAGAATCTGTTGTTCACCATCTTCTTAGCGTATCTTGTCATGATACCCTTGATTGGTGTGAAGTTGAATGGGTTATACATAGTTGGAGTCAACTGAAGAGGTACATATGGAGCGTATACATATCCAGTATCAAGTAACGATGAACCTTTGTGTCCCAACAATACTGTGTTTGGTGGGAAGTAAGGGTCACGGTAAACTTGGTATCTACCTGACAATGTACCTACTCTTTCGATACCCATGTTGTACTGGTCCTGGTCAGGAGCCGCGTTTGAAACGTGGAAGTACTCAAGGTCGTCAAAGATTGCTGAAATTTCAGAAGAAACAACAATCCAGTTAGCACCACCTCTTAAAGTAGACTTATGGATTTGAGCAGAAATCTGATTGATTGCAGTAATCAATGTCTGATTCCAATCCTTTTGGTTGTACGCAGTTGAAGTAGTGTTTAATTTTCTCCATCCGTCGTAATCCCATCTTAATGTCCAAGCCGCACCTTTTCTTAAGTCTCTTAAGATTTCACGGTCGATTTCAGCTGCAACCTGCTCTGACAACAACGCTGTCAATTCAGCTTCAGCGTCAATGTTGTGGAACGCTGAAACGTCTTGAGCGAGTTCTGGTGACCACTGAGCTCTTAACTTTCTTTCTGTAACAGAAACAGTTACCGCTTCAAGGTCAAATGAAACTTCACCGATAGCGTCTTCAAATTCTAAAGTTTCATAAACTCTAAATTTAGCACCTAATGTCCAAGATGAAACAGTTTGACCTGTGTATCCGTCAACAGTTGCATCTCCTCCGATTGCAACAGGTACACTACTATCAATAGACAAGTAAATGTTACCTTCAGCATCGCAAAGGTTGTCATATGAACCACCAGGACCTTCTGGGTTTGACCAGAAGTTAGTCTTAGTTGTTGAACCGTACTGAACGATACCCTTACCGTACTTCTGAGTTACAACTCTAAATGGTAAAAAAGTAGTACCTTGTAACAACTGTAATGAAGACAAGAATTCTTCAGTGTCCATAGCGTTACCATCAGGTCCGATTAATTTACCAGCACCTGCTGAAGAGAAACCAGATAATCTAACTAAGATTTCTCTTACGTCAGCACCTGTATAATCAGCGCCCAAAGTAGTGTCAACTAATTCACCATTACTCCACTTAACAGGAATTGGTGTAGGTTCAACTACATGATACTTACCCTTAGAGTAATCGAACAATCCTGCTGGGTCGTCCTCAGGCATTTCACCTTCATAGAACTGGTCATACAAGTTTGTTGTATTAGTGTAACCTGAAGTTGCAGTTGATGGACCATTTGGCGCTCCGAATGGAGGTATGTGGTTACCATTTGAATCTCTGTTCTGAATCTTTGGTACAAAGTAGAACAACTTACCTATTGGTAGGTTCATAGCCTGTACAGAAACGATGTCGTTAGCCAACAATTTAGAGAAAACTCTTCTTACGATTGGGAAAACAACCGTTTCAAAAGAACCTGAACTGTCAGAAGCAGCCGCTTCGTTTATCAAATGAGACGCTTGGTTTTCATATAACTGCGCCATATTTTCTTTTAAGTGACCCTTAAGGCCATCGAGGAACCCTAACTTGTCCCACTTGTTGATTGTGTCTTCCTTGATAACTTTTAAGTGCTTAAGACCGATGTTACCAACAAGACCTGATTCTAATAATGCTCCCATTTTAATATATTTTTAAGGATTTTATTTTATTATTTTAACTTATTCATTAAATCTCTCATTCTTAAGAACTGAGGATTTTCATAAGTTTTACTCTCAATTAGATTATTGGCAGAACCTTTAGTAGGTGTTTTAGTAACTTTAGATTGTACTGATTCAGTAACAACATTAGTTTCCTTACCTCCTAAGTCTTCTTTAATAGTCTTATAAAGAGATTTTGATTCTTTAAGAGTTTCGACACCATCGAAACGTCTTAGTATATTTATTTTTTCTTGTTTCGTTGTAGAATGTTCTGTGAACAAACGAGTAGCGTAAGCCAAGTTAGAGTTAAATACCGCAACTTCATTTAACTTTTCTTTAAAGATGTTGAGCGCTTTTCTGTACTCTTCATTCTTTTCTCTAAGTTGTTTTAGTTCAGATTTTAACTCATTTTCACGTACACCAGGTCTAAATCTTTCCTTACCGTAATTTTTTGTAGGTTCAGTAGATGATTTAGGTGGCGAGTTTCTTCTTGAAGCTAAGCTTCTTGAACTTGCACTTTCGTTAGACTCTTCATAGTCGGCCTTACCTTCGGCTTCTGCTGAGTCTTTTTTAAGGTCACCTCTTTTATCTGCGGGAATATCATCTTTATTTCCGCCATAGTCACCTTCACTCATCTCTTCTTCGTTCCATTCTTCTGAAACTTCTTCTTCTTCACCAATTTCGATTTCGTATACAACTTCTTCTTCGTAAGCTTCGTCACCTTCAGACATTTCGTCTTCAGTTTCCATAACTTCTTCTTCATCTTCTGATTCACCTAACTGAATCACATATTCTGCGTCTGTTTCAGTATCGGCTAAATGAACGTCATCACCGTCTTGTTTAACGATAATACCGTCATCTTCACCCATAGCTTTAAAGACCTTCAAGATTTCGTCGTCAGAAGCTGCCGTTAAATCTAATGGTAAAAGAACTTCTTCTTCGTCATCAACTTCCAAGTCGTCACCAGGTAAATCAGTCATTAACATTTCTTCATCACCCATTTCCAACTCTTCGTCTTCTTCATTATCAGAAAGTGTGTCGTCCAAGTCTAATTCAAGACCTTCTTCCTCACCTTCATCTTCATCCTCAACATCCATATCTAATTCAAGTTCTCCTTGTTCAGATATTTCAGTATCAGAAAGTTCAATCTCATCTTCTTCGTTAAGAGATTCTTTTACTAATTCGCTGATTTCTTCCTTCATAGTAGAAGCAAGTATTCCTTTTGCATTGTTTGTAATAGCCTCTTGCAAGTTTTCCATTTGCAATAAAGCTTCTTCAACTAAGTTTTTTTCTGCCATTTTTATTATTTAGCAATTGTTTATTTTACATATAAATATGTGAAATATTAAAAAAGTGTTTTTTTTATAACTTTTAGCAAAAAAAAATCGGGGTTTCCCCCGATTTAAAAGATTTTCGTGTCTGTATACGATATTTACATACTTTCGTATCTACATACGATATCACTCGTAAACCTCGTCAATTTTACTTTCTACACACGCGGTAATTCTCCAATCGTATGTAAAGTCTTTGAAGTTTTGTGTTACTTTAGCTTCGACATCGGTAACGTTATATCCCTTAACTAACTTCTCTTCTCTAATCTTTTTGATTTTACCTGAGTTCTCATCAGGAAGGTCATACTGTACCTTTGCAACAAAATATTTTTCGTCCATAGTCATTTTTTTAATAAGGTTTAATAACCTAAATAATCGGAAAGTTTTTTCATTAAGTCAACACTTCTACCTAACCCACCGTCAATTCTTGGTTCTTGTGAGCGTAATTGTGTTTCCTCCTCCAAGTTTTCTTCGTACTTACCTCTATCGTCTTTATTTAAGAAAAGGTACGCACCAGGTGTAGAAGGTGACGATACCAAGTCAAAACAGATTAATTCAAAATCATCCTGTACTTCATTTCTTTCCCCCTTCTTTACGAGAGAACCTACACCACGAGAAGAAACACCCATAGTAACCCCTTGTCTCATAAGGTTGGCTGCTTGGTCACCAGGACAAGATACCACACCTCTTTCGTGGAAACCTGGAGAAGTCAAAAGTTTTATCTTACCCATAAGAGTATTACCTTCCCACCATATCTCAGTAATAAGGTGTGACACTCTGTCCAAATCAATTAATGATGATTCGGGGTGATTAAGTTCTGAGATAGACAATCCTTTTTGAATCGCTTTGTTATATGCGTCAGCCTCTCTTCTTAATATCTTTTCAGGATATACCCTTCCGTTACGGTTGGGGGTATCGTATTTTTGTAGAGTTGCATAGAACTCAAAAGGTTTAGAATGGTCTAACTGACCATATGATTCTTGTATTACTTGAGCGTTACGACTATCGTGTGGATTAACAAACCCCGCATCCCATTCTACTAAAATACCCTTACCCGTGTCGTTTGGTCCTAAAATTTTCATGTTTTTTCTTTATAAATATATCAGACCACCTCTTTTGTCGTTTTACTCTTGTGTACTTTAAAGTATTTCATCCCTTTTAAAGTGTCTGTATATACCGCGGTAATAATACTCTTCAATCTGTCTTTTAAAATAGGAGACTTAAAATCTATATGATTTTTTAGATATAGTGTTATTTCTAAATTCATAAAACTCCTCTTACCTTTTTGTATACCGCTACTCCTCAAGTCCAAATCTACTATATTAAACTTTTCAAACATTAAGGGGTCAACAACTTCAA